GCATCAGGAATAATAAAAAACTACGAAGAGGTTGTTATTTTGTATGCTAAAAGAATAACAAGAGAATTAAACCCAATCGCCCTTGAAAGCGAGTTTATACAATTTTGTCATGAAGTTTATGACGGGTATAAGTTGTTTTTTATAACTCGCTGTGACAGTGCAGAGCAAATACTTATCCGTGGGTTAAGGACAGCGCAAATAGCAAACGCGCTTACAACAACAATATTAAACGCAATTAAATCATCAATCATTAATAGGATTAGATTTTTTAACCGCTTGATTAGTTCCAAACGCGTGAAAATATGTGAAAGATGCGAGGATGTTATGGTTGATGCACTTTCAAACGCAAGTTGGGATCCAAATAAACCAGACGAGAGGTTAGACATTGTAGGGTATAGCAATCCTGTCGACATATTGGATGCGTTAGAATATTCACTTGAAGAAGATATGAAATTGCTTATTCAAATGAGTTAAGCAAAGAAAGGAAATATTAAATTATGAGCGTGCAAGGAAGAATTAAGGCCTATGTTGGCAAATTAAATAGAAATTGTGAATCACAATCAGAATATTTGTCGTTGTGGGAAAAGTGGTATAATGGCTATGATGCTAATTTCCATAAATATACAATATATCAAAATGGGGAATATAAAACATTTTACAAAAAGCAAATGAACTTTGCGAAAAAAGCGTGCGAAGATTTAGCAAACTTACTAGCAAACGAAAAATGTGATATCATAGTGCCAAAAGAGCAAAAGGAAAAACTAGACAACATTTTAAACACCAATAATTTTTGGTACATGCTGAATAAACAAACCGAACTTGCTGCAGCACTATCGCTATCAGCACTGGTTATATCGGTTAAAGATATTACAGTTGACGCTAATGGTAGTTTAAGAGGCAAAACAGGAAAAATCAAGATATCTGGCATAAACGCAAAGAACATCTACCCAATTACAATAGAAAACGGAGAGATAACGGAATGCGCATTTTATATTAAAAATACAAATTATGAAGATGTTGTATATCATTTGCAAAATGATGACGGTATGTATGAAATACACACCGAAAGGCAGTTTATCGGCAAAAGCAGCACGAAAGGGGCTGAAATAACAATATTCAAAGCGAAGACAACAACGCCGTGGTACATGATGATACATCTAAATTTAGCAAACAATCTAGATGTTGATTCGGAGTTGCCTATCTCATTATTTGCCAATTCAATCGACACTTTAAAAGCAATCGACAATAAATACGATGCATTCGACACGGAATATACACTAGCCAAAAAGCGTATATTTGTAAGTTCGGATTTAACACAAGTAGTTCCATCAACTGATGGTAGTGGCAATGTAAAGATAGTTAGAGTGTTTGACACCAACGACATCGTCTTCTATAATTTGCCAAGAAGCGATGACGGGAAACCGTTAATTAGCACATCAAATGATGAAATACGTTACCAAGCATATATCGATGGAATTAATGAAGAACTAAACATCGCATCAATTAAAATGGGCTTTGGCAAAAACCATTATTCTTTAGGAATGGGTGGTGCTGGTGAGGGTAGAGTCATGACAGCGACAGCAGTAGTTAGTATGCAATCACAGTTATTTACAACGATTAAAAAGCATGAGATCGTTTTGGAAAAAGCGTTGAGGGGCTTTGCTAAAACATTAATGCAAGTAGCAACAATGTACACAGCTGACGAGTTCCCAGATATCGCAGACAACGACATTAATATTAGGTTTGACGATTCGGTGTTTGAAGATAAAGACACAGAAATGGCTCGAGACCGAACTAATGTTGCAGCTGGGTTGATGTCAGTTGTTGAATTTAGGCAAAAATGGTATGCGCAGTCGGAAGATGATGCGAAAAAATTTATCAATGAAAACTTAAAATATAGTCTTATTGATCATTATTTACCTGGGCTTGCACAAGGGGGAATATCTCCAAGCAAATATGTTGAAATTGTTTTTCCAGAAATGAATGAGGTAGAACAAAAGGAAATGGTTGATTATATCACGGCATATTTAGACAGCCTAAAGGTATCAAGTGAACCAGACAATATAGATGACGATGCTTATCAAGGCGATGGAGCGTAGTAAATGAATGATGAGATCATTAAAACCAAGAAAGAAGAATTGCAAAATGCCGTAGATAATGAAAAACTAAACGAGATATCGCAAGATGTCGGGGTTGTATATTCGACAATTGAAAACGATGTTGTTATTACTCTGAACAAGGAACTTAATAAACAAACAAAAGACTTGGAAAAATGGAAACAATATCATTTGAACCCTATCAATCAAGCCAAACTAAAAAAACAAATTGACAAAATTGTTAGTCGAGGCGAAAAGGCAGCGAGCAAAGTTGTAGAAGCCAGCAGAAACATAATCGGCGTGTATGAAAGAAGCAAAGCATCAAGCAACATCGAAAAAGGTAGTTTGCTGGTTAATACAGCAATGGACAATTACAATCGCTCTGTTGCTAAAATTGAACGCTTGGAATCATCTGATGTTTTAAAAGAATCGATATATAAACAGACAAAACTAGGTATTGAAAAAGGGATAAAGGTTGTTTATCAAGATGGCAAAGTGTTTCGTTACAAAACGTACATGGAAATGGCAGTGCGAACAAACATGGCAAACGAAGTCGCCAGCAAACAACTCAAATATGGTGCAAATGCAGGTATAGTATTTTACCTTTACAATTCTATGCAGGATTGTGCAAAAGACCATCAAGATTATCAAGGGCAATATTATTACGACGCTCGTTGGGAAAGTTTTGACATTAAGCAAGATGTTAAAGAAAAAATTGCAGAATATATCTCAAGCAAAAACATGATGTCAGTGCAAGAGGTTGAAGGACCACCGATATATCTTGGTACGCGCCCTAATTGTAGGCATAAAAAAATATCAGTGTCTATTGAGCAAGTGTTAGGGACCTCAGCGGACAAGTTGGAAAATGAACTCGGAATCTCATACGGTTATTTTAAAAAAGATAAATATATTGCGACATCTGAACATCACAAAAACGAACGGAACATTAGAGAATACCGAGACAGAATGAACCAATATAAAGAGCTTGCCAAACAAGATCCAACAAATCAAAACTACAAATTAGAAATCGTTAGAAACCGCAAACTAATTAAAAAATGGGAAGCAAGAGATTTAGATTTAAGGAAGCAAAATCAATGGTTGAAACGTGACAAGCGCAGAGAATATTCAAAAATATTAGTCAATGATATCGGAGCAAAGTATAACATTAAACTTTAGGTAATTATAGGCTATGCCTAAATTATATAATTTGTGATGTAATTTAATCGCATCACGTATAAAAAATAAAGATTAAGCATACAAGACTTCGAGTTTGCAACCTCGTAAAAAATGTGTAAGGAGGAAAATATTGTATGAAGAGAGAAGATGCAAAAGCATTATTAATTAAGGCAGGGATCGAAGAACCAACAAAAGAGCAAATAAGTTTGTTATTAGATGCTGTTGGTGGCGAAATCGCCGAGTTAAAAGAAAACCACAAAACTGAAATTGAGAAGTTAGAAGCAGAGAAAAAAACAATTATTGCTGAGAGAAATGAACTAAAAACAAAGCAAGTTGATGAAGCGCTAGTTGAGCAGCTTAAAAAAGAAAACGAAACTTATAAGCAAAAAGAAAAAGAAAATCAATATTTAGAAAAACTTGACACTTTAAATATTGACAAAAAGTATCGCAAATTTGTTTTGAGCGAAGTTGAAAAGGGAGAAACAATCGAAGAGTTTGAAGCTAACGCAAAAAAATATGTTGAAGAAAACCCACAATTTACAACTAAAACAACAGTTATAAACACTAACCCACAGTATAAACAAGAAAAAGTTGTTGATGGAGCGGTAGACTTAACTGCAGCCGTAAGTGAGCATTATGCCAAAAAGTAATAATATAAACCAATCTAAATACAAGTTGTGTATTATTATACCTCATTATAAGGAGCCTGATGCTGTTGTTGATTTAGCGCTTAGTTCAATTAAAATTCAAGCAGGGGTTGATTTTAGCAAGATTCAAATTGTTATTGTCAATGATCACTCTGATGTTGAGTTAAGGCATTACAAAAACGTTAAATATTTAAGGCGACCAACAAACGGCGGTAGTGGCATGGCGCGTCAATATGGGATTGACCATACAAACAGTGAGTATTATATGTTTATGGATGCCGATGACGTATTGTTTAGCTCTACATCGTTATTTTGTTTGTTTGAAGCGATGAAAAAAGAACCTGATATTATATTTGGCAATTTTATGGAGCAGGTATCCGACAATTCGTTGGTTCCTCATGTTTTTCACAACACTTGGTGCCACGGGAAAGTATATAAGCGCAGTTATATCAAGTCAATTGGCTTAAAGTTTGAAAGAGGAATAATGTTGAGCGAAGATGCTTGTTTTAATATCCAAGCTCTAAACAGAACAAAAAATATTTTTAGACTTGAAGAAAACATAATACTTTGGAAGTTTAACCCGTTGTCTTTAACAAGAAAAGATGGAGGAACAAACAGACAAAACGCTTATTATTTTTTAGAGGGGCAATTTATAGCAACTAGAAATTTGAGGGATGTAGAAATATGCCCTGAACTAGTTGTCAATAATTGTGTGTATATGTATTTAACAATGCAAAGCCAGTTTTGGAAAGGTGATCGAGAATTAAAAAAACAAGTTGAAAAAAGAATAATTGAATATCGAAAAGAGTTTGAAGACTTGTATATTAACATACAAGACACTCATTTTAATAAGATATTTAATTCAAGATTTATTGAACATTCAAAAGATGTCTATTGGAAACCAATAGAAACATATGATCAATTTTACGAAAGGATAGAAAAAGAAAATTATGTTAACATTAAGTGATGTAAAAAAAGGCAAAGCCGACAAAGTCGACCAAGCCATTATTGACCAATTTAGACGCTCAAGCATATTATTTGACTTGATGCCATTCGACGACTGTGTAGCACCAGGAGGAACGGGTTCGACCTTGACCTATGGCTATATGAGAAAAACAACTGCATCACCAGCAGCATTGCGTGATATCGGTAGTGATTACAATGCTGGGGAAGCAAAGAGAACACAATATACAACTAATCTAAAGATTATGGGTGGCAAGTTCGGTCTTGATAGAGCCCTGAACATTGCAAATCCTCAAGAAGTAGCATTCCAAGCCGAAGAGCAAGTAATCGCTGCAAAGAACTTATTTTTGCATAACGTGATAAATGGAGATTCAGCAACAACATTTGACGGTTTAAGCAAAGCGTTGGCAGGTACAGACACTGAGATTACGTCAA